ACGGGAGACCGACATTAATGCATACGATTACCGAAGGCTTCAACGTTCTTGCAGAAGCGTGTCCGGATATGACCCTTCGGCAGGCTGCGATCCTGTTTCATTGCGCCGTGACGACCTTGGATCGTGATCGTCAGGTGCGCGAACTCGCCATCCACTTCAATTGGTTCCGGCCGGTAATCTCGCGGGCGGGGTTGAAAATGTCGAATGACGGGTTGATCAAACGCAGTCAGATCCCCGGAGACCGCCGAACATCCGTGTTCACGGTGACGGACGCCGGGCATCGGCTGATCCAGAGCGTTCTGGGCGAACCCGCGAAACCCGAGAAGGCATCACCGAAACGCCGGCGCGGGCTGCGGTGAAGGCGTTTCAGGTAGTCATTTGACAAGGATCGTTCCGAAGCCTGTCACGCGGTCAAAGGGCGGCTACCGGCGCAAGCCGCGGCGCATCACCCCGTTCGTCATCGATAATTACTGGCCGGGCGGCCAAAGGGTAGCATCTCTTCGGCGCCATTGGGGTTCCCATAAACCCTGCTGGGACATCATCGACCGGATCAATGCGTTCCCCGCGCCAAAACTGGTGACCGAATGGCAGTGCCGGATGATGGCATCGCACTTAGGATTGCGCAGGCCGCCAGACAGCCGCGCATTTGCCGCGAACAACAGGAAAATGGACTCCGCCACGATCGCTCTGCGGGTGCGCAACCGAGGCCCCCAACCTCAACCCATGTATGCGTACGAACCTGTGCCGCCGGATCACGCCGGCAAACTCCGCAAGGTCGGCCGCAAACCTAAGCCGAAAAAACCAAAGAAGCGGAAGACGCCTCTGCCGACAGCGACGGAGGGTCTGGTGGCGGTTGGGCGTCAATCATGGTTTGTAAAGGCTGGGCTCCATCGACGACCCGGTAAACGACAGCCCGGAAAGGGTCGTAAAGCGCGTCGAACTGCCGCCCAGAAAAGCTGATCGTCCAACGCTCCATGCCGTCGCGTATCTGTCCAACATATTCAGCAGCGACATGATCTCGATCGCAACGTTTTCCATCTGTTGCAAAATGATCAGTGATCGCCAGGAATACCGCGCGCCAATCCGCCCCTGACAGGTCAAACCCGCGCTGCCAGGCGCCATCTACGGCGGCCCCGGTGCAATATCCCGGGGCGAGTGTGTGTTCGCTCATTATCTTTCTCCTTGCGTCAAGATCATAACCCTGAGAATATGATCAGGCAAGAGAATGATCAAGGAGATCGCCATGTCGCCGCGAGAAGTTGTCGAGAAGTGGATCCTCCAACCATACACCTTTACCCTCAGTGCATCCGCCATGGCCGAGTTGCTGTTCGCTCGCCTGAAGACCGAGGGCTTGTTCATCGGCCCGCTCGTGTCCACGCCTGAGATGGAAGCCGCCTACGTCGAAGACGCGTCACATAGCGGATCTGGACGCGCTGAAACCTGGGATGGAATGGTCCAGGAATGGCTCCGGACGGAGGGTCAGTGAACACCCGCCGCCGATCAGCCACACCTTATATTATAGACGGAGGCGGCCCCTGGATATCGGGGCCGTTTTTCATTCCATCTCCGGGTTGAGCAGCTTCCTGATCTTCTTGCCGGTCGCCACGCGATAGGTCATCGACCCATCATCCGTCGATCGCCCGGGAACTCGCGGAACGGGTTGTGCTCCGGCTTCTCATCGGGGTCGGTGAATGCCGCCGGACGCTTCGCCAGCGCGTCGTGGAGACCCATTATTTCAACCTCAAGCGCAATGACGGACGCGAGCGCGTCTTGCAGTGCCTCGACCAGACTCTCCGTCATGTAGGCCCGCTCTTGCCATCCCCGGGCAACGCTCGACCAGGTGTCGCGCTCGTCTTTCAGTTGCTCGACCTGGGCCTCGGCCTTGGAGGCCCGATCCCCCTTGACCCGCGCATCCTCACTCGCCGCATCGCGCTGTGCGGTCAGTGCGGCAAGCTGACGGGCGTGGATGCTGTCCGACGAACGGCCCCATGTCGCCGCCGGCGGATGGGGGATTTCGTAAATCTCTTTTGTCAACTCAATCCCGGGCAACGGTCCTAACGCAACCTCCCCACCGGGATGCAGGTTCGCGGGTTGAGGAAAAGACGGAACCGAAATTATGAACTCATTCTCCTCTAAAGATTGAAAACCAAACAACTCACTCATGTCGCTGTCCCTCCCTGTTCATGACTTACCTCGCTCCCAGCCGCCATGCCGCCAATCCCAAAGCCGGCCGCTATCCGCGTGGCATTCGAAATCCTGACGTCCTCAAGCAGACGCTCAGCCCCGATCTGATCGGCTTCCGCCGCATTTAATTTTGCGATGTGTGCAATGTCCGGCTTGTCGATGTCCACCCTTGTCGCGTTGCGAACATCCGCCCACTTCCGGAAACAGACTTCCCCGCCTGGAAGCAAACCAACACACGCGCGACCAACATGCGTTTCCTCAAAAGTGTGCCCAGCTATTAACGTACTCATGTCGCCGGCCCTTCCATGTTTATTACATTGCGAACCGAAGTCGCATGCCAACTGCCACCACGAAAAGCCGCAATCCCACACTCATTCAAATAATCCGCCATCGAACGATACGACGCATCCGGATGAATATCCAGAAAAGGCGTCAAACGACCCCGAACCTTTGATGCAAACTCCCGAGCTAACCGACCCATCGACGCACCACCAATGATCCGAGCCTCAGCTAACCGGGGATTGCCAAGAATGACCCCGCGAGCCTTCGCCGCAGCTAACGCAACCTTCGTCCGTTGAGATATTACCGAACGCTCACGCTCCGCAAACGCCGCGTAAATGTGCAGCATGAATGGGTCAGCATCCGCTCCTAACTCCGCTACAATGAACGGAACACGGTGAGACATTAACCCGGATATAAAGTGAACGTCCCGACTTAATCGATCCAGACGAGCTACAATCACCGGAGCACGACGATCCCGCGCAAACCTTAATGCCTCCGCTAAAACAGGCCGACGATCTAACGCGTCCGAACCCTTCCCAGTCTCAACCTCCTGAAACTCCCGGATAATCTGAAAATCGTTCGCCTCCGAAAATCGTGATACCGCAGAACCCTGAGCCTCAAGACCAAGACCAGACTTCCCCTGACGATCCGTCGAAACACGTAAATACGAAACAGCAACCCTCATCCCAGAAAACCCTCCACCAATCCGTAATCAGAAACTCATACCCTGACCGTTATATACAACTACCATACCACTGGCTAAACCGACAAGCGATAATCATCTCCGCCGCGTTAAGATGTCAGCGCAAGGTCATTGCATGCGCGAATAGACCAATCCTATAAATTTCAGTAATTTTTTCCAGAGAAATCGATCATTACGTTATAACCGGATGGGCGCCGCAGATGGGATTTTGGTGTGAGGCGGGGGGGACCCGTCCACGTTCATGCTTCGGGATCGTTGGGGGTGCCGGTGCCCTATCGACCGATCCGCTGGCCTGGGCCTGGGACGGGCGGCCGGCCGAGCCTGAGGCCAGGGACGGGCCGGCCTGAGCCAAGCGCGCGGGGGCAGGGAGGGAGCACGCGGCGCCATCAGGCGCCATCAAGCGTGCGATGCCGATTAACCTGAGGCCAGGATCTCTTCGGACCTGAGGCGAGCGCGCGAGGCGAGAGTGAACGCCTGGGGCCAGCGCTCCACGTGGAGCATGCAATGGGTATACGGTGGAATAGCTACCCAGAACCTATCGCTGAATAACCAATGAAACCAAGTGATTAGGTTGTTCCGGCTTGTCCGCGATCCAACCCCTGAGCCGCGCAAGGTTCATCAGTGCCGCCTGCTTGTCCCCAAGCTTGATGGTGACCGTTCCATCCGCGCGGGAGGTGACCTCGGTGATGGCGCGGTGAACGTCCGGGGAGATATCGGCCGAGTCGCGGAACGTCAGGACCTGCCTAGTACGTGCCTTGTCCGCTGGATCTGCGGTCGTGCTCCAATCGGCTACGTCCCGAACCTGGGCGAACGCTATCCGCGTCAACTCCTCGGCCGCACGGTCCGCCGTCGCACCGAATCGCTCTGCTGCATGTGCGAGCGCCCGACCCGCCATTTCCTCGACATTTCCCTTAATTCTGACCATTTCCGGGGTCCGCATAAGGAGAATTCCGATTTGTGTAACGGCGCCCGATGTTCGTTGCTCGTTCGGGAAGGTTTTTCTGACCGCGGCGGAAATATTGCCGCCGTTCCGGAGGTACTCGGTTCCGAAGGCTGCGACGAACTGTGGTCGGGTATATTTTGAGGCTGCCATGTGGTTGATATTGCGGGCATTTGGATTGTCGTCAAGGGGGATGGCCTCGCGTGCTCGGCCCGGTTGTCATCTTCCCGGGAGATTTCCTTGCCCGAATATCCCGGGGAGTTTGAGGGGCAGCGCCCCTCTGGGGAGTTTGAGGGGTTTCCCCTCATTGGGAGATTATTCAGGCTCCGACGTTTCCTCTTGACAGGCGGTTGATCAACGATCAAGAGCGAAGCGGGAGACAGGTACCTAAGTACCTACCTTCTGAGTCTGTATCCGCGGGCGCACGCATAATGCGGGCGGGCGGGCGCGCCTGGGGGAAGAGATGCGAGATAACCCAACCGGTTTGGATTGATCATATGTCGTGGAATGGTCCGGCTGATCGCGGGAATAAACTGGTTCATGAGAGAGGTCTTGGGCGTCAGTCTGGCGGGCCGGCTGGTCTGGCGGTTTCTCTTCGGACGATCGAGAGTGATGTCCGGACGGTCGTGTCGGGAATGTTGGCGCGCGGGATCCATCGCGAGCGCGTTGCAGCCCTGACCGGGGCTCCCCTTCAGATCGTGCGGATCATCGAGGCGACTCTACGGGTCTGATCTCAACATTGGTGGTGTGGTTTGGACATGGAAAAGCCCGGCTTGTGACCGGGCTTCTTTGTGTTAGTGCGGTTAGTTCAGCGCGAGTATTGCTCCATTGCGCGGAGCATGGCGTCACTGTCGTGCCATCCCGAGGCCCAACTCCACGCAAAGGGACCTTTCAAATAAGGATTTTCAGACAGTTGTAGTCCATTGTTGCGGGCTTCACGTCCTTCTTTATATGCCATCGTGCGGGTTCCTTCGAGTGTTAGTGGTTTCAGCGGGCTCCAGCGGTCTTCCAGGGAGACACGGCGATCGCTGCGAGGACTGCGAATACGGCGTAGATTGCGGCAGCGGCGCCATCGGGGATGCTGGTTGGGTATGGGACGATCTTATCAAAGGCCAGCATGATGAGGAGCCATGCGAGGGGGCGCCACCAATGGGGGCCGAGAATACAGAAGAACAGGCCGACTGCCAGGAGGACACAAAATGTCATGAAGCGGGTTCCTTTGGGTTCAGCCCCTTGCCGGGCATACCCTATTATATAGACCCCATGCGCCATGACCGTCAAAGGTTTTTTATGCTAGATCACCATAATAATGTTTGACGGCCGATCAGGTGATATGCCATAACAGGTCACCGGAAAGGCCGGACGCCTGGCAAGGGGCGCATCAGATCAAAGGACAACCCGCACAATGGCAACCTACCAGATTGAAGTTGAGTGTACGGCCGTCGCTCAACTGACCGGCCGCTTAGGAATTGCACTGGTCAACTTTCGCGGCCACGATTATCGCGTAGATCTTGGCGGGAGAGAGATCATCACCCGCGACGGATATCCTTGCGGCATTGATGCCCTACCCGGACCAGTCTGGGCGTTTGCGACCAAACAATACGCCGATCTATTGGTTGCTCACCGGAACCGACAACAACGCGAAAATTATTTAAAGGATCTCGTACAATGGCACATGAACTCAGCATGATAAACGGATCGGCGCAGATGGCCTACGTTGGCAAGACGCCATGGCATGGGCTGGGCCAGTCCCTGGCCGCGGATGCCACTATCCCTGAATGGTTGGCGGCGTCTGGAATGGACACCGAGTTCAATTCATCGGCCTCTAAACCCAGGAGGTACCACGCCATGAAACGTCTTTTTCTCGCATCCGCGTTGCTTGTCACTCCGATCGCGGCCCACGCGACGGAATGGCAAACCGGGAACACTTTGATGCGAAACTGTCAATCGTCCCAACCCGCTCCCTACGGGGTTTGCCTCGGGTACATCGAAGGGATTGCCGGGGTGTTGGGTCTCAACCCCGTTAATGAGTTTCAGGCATGCATCCCAACTGGCGTGGAAGCGGGACAACTCCAGGAGGTCGTGGTCCGGTTCATCGCAAGGGATCCGACAACCCGGCACATGGCCGCAACCGGCATTGTCGCCGCCGCGTTCGCCGCCGCATGGCCTTGTCCGAAATCGAACACCTGATGACCCGCGCCGAATTCAGCACGGGGTTGAAGGCAGTGGGCATGTCGCGGGCAGACTTCGCGCGGCATGTCGGAATTCATCCAGCGACCGTTTATCATTGGGGCGGCCCCGGCAAACCTTTCCCCCAATGGGCAACCATGCTTCTCGCGGCATGGCTGGACAATATGCGATTATCACATAAATATCGGGACGCCGCCGCCATGATTGCATGGATTGACGGGTACCAGTCAGCCATGAATGGAGCGATCACGCCATGAGCGTTAAATTAAATGGTCACGAGTACCGCGTGGTCAGGCTCGGGAATGCCCGCGTTGTCATCTCCCGTGTTTCCCCTCGTCAATGGCGTCTCGCCCCTGCCGACGTGTCGCGCGCCATCATGGCAGGCTTCCAACTGAGGATCGTAGCATGAACAATTCAGCCGCCCGCCGCACTCCGGCCGGTAACCATGGCCACGTGATCGCGCTGACCACGCTGCACCCGACGCCAGATGATCTGAGGCTTCGGGCCGTGTTTTGGCGCAAATATCTGGGGGAGGAGTCGCCCAACCTATCGACCGAGCAATGCCGGGCCGTGTACACAAATTGTGTTGAGATGCTTGCTCTCGCAGATAGGATGGAGCGGCCGGCCCCGCCCGTTCAACTCGTCGCCCGTCGCGAAGATGCCCTCGCCCCGGTGCGCGCCGCGCGCAAGCCCATGAAGCCTGCCGCGATCGGCGCGGAACGATTCTGGACTCTGCACTCTGACGCAGTACGCGCCATGGTCGCCCGGCATGGCCTGAGCTGGAAAAATGACCGTCCCGATGAAACAGTCGAGATCACGTTGCCATCTCGCCTGTGCTCCTACCTTGGCCCGCTGGGCGGCCGGATCCGCTGGCGCCGCGATCATCGGGTCCCGGGGCCAGAATATTGGCCAGGTGGCGCGCTTCCTGAGGGCGTGGAAGCGCTGCCATCGGCGCCGCGGTATGATGGACCCATGGGCGATCTGCACCCGTCCATCGTCCGCGTCAGGCTTGCGCAGCAGGAGCAGATCGTGATCGATCGCCAGATGCGGCAAGATGTAAGACTACGCGAAGCGGATGAACGTGAACTGGTCCGCGCGTTCTGCCCGTTCTATCCGAGAATAGAAATCTGACCTCAGAATTGATCGTCCAGCGCGCCGACGATACGGTTCGGCGGCTGGAATGCCGGGCGGGGCGGGGGCGGCGGCATCCTCACATTGGCCTTTGGAGTTGGCGTAAGTGCCCCGAGCAAGCGGCGGACATCTTCAGCCACCCCCATCGCTTCGGCGAGCTTGCCTATTGCCCACCGCGCGCCAGACCGTTCGTCAGGATTCATGTCGGCATCGCGGTGTACCACCAGATACTGCTCCGCGATCTTTTTGGCGATATCATCCATCAGCATAACGCGAACCTCCTCTGTCCCGTTTCCGGCCGGCGGATGGAATCCTGAGGCCAGTAATTTCCCGGCCACGTCATCACCTGCCTCGCCGGCGGCAGCCTCCTCAATCAACTGCGCGGCCTCGTCGGCATCGTCATTCGGAACCGGGACCGACGCGACAGCTTCAGCAACGATCCTGAGATATTGAAGCCAACGCTCGTCGATCGAACCTTTCAGAGCGCGAAACTTCTGGAGGTGCGGCGGGCCCCAGCCCACGCGTTTTGATACCTCCATCCAGCTCCACCCGATCACGTTCTTCAGCGTCTCAACCTCTTTTACGCGTTCCACACTGATATGGTCCATATTCAGGTTCTCCATTTTCATAACCGTTGACACAATGGCAATCATTTCGCCATAAGGCAGACGCGGGATGTGCCCGACTCTTGCCAGACGGTCACAGTGAGCGTTCAGGGGATTACCTTGAACGCTCATTCCTTTTTTTTGGCTGATTATCCTCTTAAGCCGTAAAACCCCGCCGTTCAGGGCGGGGATATAAGGCCCCTTGCTTCTTAGACTTCGGAGGTATATATCTAACTGATGCTCAGCGCAACCCGAATCCGCCTCTATCCTACCGATGAACAGGCCCATTCTTTGGCCGTTCAGTTCGGTTGTGCGCGGTGGGCGTGGAACAACGCACTCGCCCTGACGGGTGATCTCTATCGTACCACGGGCAAGGGGCTGAACTATCACTCGATGGCGATCCGGCTTCCGAAGCTGAAACAGGAGTTCGAGTGGCTTGGTGACGCGGACAGCCAGGCGTTGCAGGCGTCTTTGCAAAACCTGTCGCGGGCGTTCGAGAATTTCTTTGCCAGGCGCGGCAGATACCCCCGCTTCAAGTCCAAACATGGGCGCCAGTCGATCCAATATCCGCAACGAGTGAAAATCGAAGGTGCCAGCATCTATCTGCCGAAGGTTGGCTGGGTGAAGTGCGTCGTGCATCGCGAGATCGTTGGCAAATTCAAAACCGTGACGGTCAGCCGCAATGCGTGCGGGCAATTCCATGCCGCTATCCTGACCGACAATGGTGAGCCGTTGCCCGCCGTTTCGACGGACGGAAAGGCCATCGGCATCGATGTTGGGCTGACGCACCTCGCCATCACCAGCGACGGATCGAAGTTCGAGAACCCCCGCCACTTGCGCAAGGCGGAGAAAAACCTGAAGCGCAAACAGCGGACGCTCTCCCGCAAGAAGAAAGGATCGAACCGCCGGAACAAAGCCCGGCAACTGGTAGCGCGAACGCATGAGCGTGTTGCGTGCGCCAGACGCGACCATCTTCACAAACTCAGTCATCGGCTCGTAAGCGAAAATCAAGTCATCGTGGTCGAGGATCTGAATGTGAAGGGGATCATGGCGAACCACTGTCTCGCGAAAGCCACGGCTGACGCGGGATGGGGCATGCTGATGGGCTTCATCGAATACAAGGCCGCACGCGCCGGTAAGGCGTTCATCAAATGCAGCCGCTGGTATCCGAGTTCCAAGGCGTGCTCCGAATGCGGTTCGATCTGCGACAAGATGCCGCTCGATGTTCGGACATGGACGTGCGCTCATTGTGATGCGCACCACGACCGAGACATCAACGCGGCGAAGAACATCCGCGCCGAAGGTCTGCGGATATTGGCGGCAGGAACTGCCGTTGCTGCTAGTGGAGGGAACGTTAGTCCTAAACCGAGGCGGAATCCTCGGTCCAAGGCAGTTCCCGTTGAAGCTGGAAGCTCCGTCCTTTAGGGGGGAGTAGTTCACCCGCCGAGCGTAAAGAAGGCCAGCGCTCCAATGACCGTAAACCATATCGCCAGCACGATTATGAGCCGATTACGTATCCTGCGCCTCTGGCGGTACATCTCGAAATCGTGCCGCGCGCGCTCGACCGCGTCATGGTACGAGTCCAGGCGACCCGGCGGCGGTGGAGCTTTCACGCCAGATACGCGAATATACAGCCGAGGAGCCCACCAAAGAAAAGCGCTCCGGCCGAACTGACGACCCCACAGATAAACCCTCGCCGCCAATGGTACCGGGACGTGCGGGCCTGGTTGATCATCTTGTCAGCCAATCTCGTTGATGGAACCTCGGTGGATTGTGTCGCCGCCTGCCAGGCAACGTCCACAAGCCGGCGCAGCATGTCTCGACTGTTTTGCATCATGCCACATCCTCAATCTGTTGCATCAGGTCCGCGATGGCATCTTCCTCGGTCTTGCCGTATCCAACTGGACAGCGGGAGTCAGGCGCTCCATCGTAGGTATCGTCATCGATGGCGGACCAATCGAAGCGGCGGGAAGGTACGGGCTTGAGCCAGAAGTTTGTTACGACTTTCATTACGTGATTTCCTTCAGTGCTGATTGAGCAAACAGACCGATGCCGCGGCGCGCCAGCTCGACCGCGTCATGGTACGAGTCCAGGCGACCGGGCGGCGGTGGAGCTTTCACGCCAGATACGCGAATATACAGCCGAGGAGCCCACCAAAGAAAAGCGCTCCGGCCGAACTG